ACGACGGCTTAGTAGCCAATCCCGTTTTAACCGACGGGTACGGTGAATTGTCAGGTTACCTGTACGACATGCTCTCTGAGCATCAGGTCGACCTGAATGCCTTGGCGATTTCGGCTCTTGCCGATTGTCAACCGGACCTAGACGTGTTAACGACAGCTCTCGAGCTGCCGAAGACCGTCAAGATGGTTCTGGGCATCCGTAAGACCGCACGGGAACTTATACGTGCGGCGTTGAGAGGTGGTTGGGCTGTTCCGAAAGCAGCCGCCGGCGCCAACCTACAATGGAAGTACGGTTGGAAACAGATGGTCTACGACATGCAGAACGTTGATTCGTTCTTGTCTGAACCCGTCCGTCGGCATATTATGAAGGGCCAAGCTGGTGACTCCTTTGTCTCCAGTGAGATTTTAGGCCCTTCCGCTGTGCCCTCAGGGGCATATACAACCACCACCTCATCGAAGGTATCCCTTGATTCCTCCTGGCGCTCACGCGTCTTGCTGGTTTCTCGGGGCAGAACGCAGAACTATACTGCGAATGCCTTCATGACGGCCTGGGAACTGATTCCCTACTCGTTCGTCGCTGACTGGATAGTCAACGTTGGACAGACGCTCGCAGCCCTAAACGTGATACTGTCCTCCTCGGAGGCATATTTCTCGTACGGGCGTAAAGCAACAGTGGAAGTGGTAACGGAAGTTGTTGTAACTCCCGGGACCGACCTGGTCACTTACCCAAGTGCATCGGGTTCAGTTTATGGTCACGAACGGTATCAGTCGAAGATGAGAATCCCCGGCTACGTACCGATGTTCCTTCCGTCCTTTAACGTACACATAAACACGAGTCGCATAATTGACGCGATCTCGCTGCTACTGGTACGTATCAATCGCTAGCAATCCCGCTGGCGGTTAACCCTCCATAAGTAGGAGTTGTAGAACTGTGGCATCATTTACCACAACCATGTCCGAGTTCTCCGATAAGGAGAACAGCCGGACTTACGCCGTGTCGGGTCACACCGTCGCCGCCCCCCGCCTGGTCATCCAGAAGCGGAAGGTGCCGACGAGTACCTCGTCCGTGGCGGAATCCACCATCACGGTGGTGTACGGGACCGAAGACGCCGAGGGTAACCCCCTTACGTCGAAGGTCGCTCTCGCAGCTAACGTTCGCTATCCCGCGAACGGTCAGTCCTCAGACGTGGCCGCGGCTCTTGCCGTGTTCCGCGATCTGGTCGCGTCCGATGAGTTCGGCACTCTTGTCGACTCTCAGGCATACGTCCAGTAATGACCCCTCGCCCAGTGGTGGTTCTCCACCTTGCCATGTACGCGTTTCTCCTGGTCGCCCT